AAAAGAAAAACTTATAGGTGAACGTGGCATACACGAACCTTTTAAATAAATGAGAAAAAAGTACAAACGTTATTCTAAAGAGCTAGTAGAACAAATAGTAGAGTATTACTTTGATGACAATACTGATAAAAACCTACGAAAAATGGCAGATATATTTGAAGTAAATTCTACAAGTGTAAGCAAGATAATAACAAAAGCATTAAAAGAAAGACGTGAAAATAGTTTAACAAAAAGATGTATGCAATATGAATTTTGTGATAAACAATAAACAAGATAAGCAGAGTTTATTTAATTATTTAAAAGAACTAGAAAGCGACTATATTGTAAAGGTAAAGAAACAAAGAAACAACAGGTCTAATATGCAGAACAATTATTATTGGGCGTGTATAGTACAACCATTAGCAGAAGAGTTAGGATATTTTCCTGACGAAATGCACGATTGTCTAAAGGTTAAGTTTGCGAGTGAATGGCAAAGCATAGAGATACACGACAAAACAATAGGACTACAAACAGTTAATAGCACGGCTAGAATGAACACTAAAGACTTTGAGTTTTATGCAGACCAAATACGCATTTGGGCGTTAACAGAATTAGGAATAAGACTAATGTTGCCAAATGAATACGAGTAATGAATATGGAAATATAAGGTTTGCTGAAATTAAAGATTTGAAATATATTGTAAGCCTGTCAAAAACAGAAAATAACTGCTTAGGTTTTATTCCTAAAATAGCTTATGAAGCAGCTATTACAGGAATTAAAACAGGAAAAAGATGGAGTGATGTTTGTAATGATAAATTATGGGTGTGTGAGTGTAATAACGATTTGGTAGGGTTTGTTTTAGCTTCTTTTGGTAGAGTCGGTTCAGTATGGAAAATAGGGAAGGTAGCTCAGATATGTTTACAAACTGATGCAAGAATGATGAAAAGAGGTCAGCTACTTTTGGATACTGTTATTGATTATGGCTCTAAAAAAGGGACTTTATCTTTTAGTTGTGGGTGTGCAGATGATTTGCCTTCTAATATATTTTGGCAAACTATGGGTTGGCACAAGATAGGGCAAAGATACGGAATAAGCCATAAAAACACTTGGAAGCAAACAAGTAAACGAAAAGTAAATATTTATAGATATGACCCTTATGATTTATTCTTACAAACACATAAAATTAATAACACCAAATGAAATCAAGTGAGTTTCTATTATATAATAGCAACTTGATTAATCAAAATATTTCAAAATGAACACACACGGAGGAAAAAGAGCAGGAGCAGGACGTAAGCCAAAAGCAGAAGAACAAAAGTTAATAGAGAATCTAACACCAATGAACGCAATGGCGTTAGAGTCATTACAAAAAGGATTAGAAAAAAAAGAACAATGGGCGGTTAAATTATTCTTCGAATACTTCTATGGTAAACCACAACAAAGAGTAGATGTTACATCAAATGAAGAAAGTTTAAATATGCCATTAATAAACTTTGTAAAAACTGAATCTTAACGAAAAATATAATCCTTTATTCAGCTCTGATTGTCGATACTTTATAATTACAGGCGGTAGGGGTTCTGGTAAATCGTTTGCTGTCACAGTATTTCTTACATTGCTTACAATGTCTAAGAATATAAGAGTTTTGTTTACAAGATATACAATGGTGTCAGCACACCTATCTATAATACCTGAATTTTTAGAAAAGATAAGTCTTTTAGGGTATGAGAATATATTTAGTGTAAACAAAGCAGAGGTAGTTAACTTAAAGAACAAATCAGACATTTTATTTAGAGGTATAAAAACGTCAGCAGGTAATCAGACAGCAAGTCTAAAATCCTTAACAGGAGTTTCAAATTGGGTTCTTGACGAAGCTGAAGAACTAATAGACGAAAACATCTTTGATACTATCGATTTAAGTATAAGAGAAAAGAATATACAAAATAGAGTAATACTAATACTTAATCCTGTAACTAAAGAACATTGGATATATAATAGGTTTTTTCAAGATAAAGGCGTTCAAGCTGGTTTTAATGGCGTTAAAGACAATGTGTGTTATATCCACAGTACATACCTAGACAACAAAGATAATCTCTCCACGAGCTTCCTAGAGCGTATTAAGAGTATAAAACATAATAACTTTAAAAAGTATCAACACAAAATATTAGGAGGTTGGTTAGATAAAGCTGAGGGTGTTGTTTTTGATAATTGGAGTATTGGAGAATTTAATCCTGATAATTTACAAACTTCTTGTGGAATGGATTTTGGTTTTAGTATAGACCCTGATTCACTTACTGAAGTAGCAATAGACAAAAAATATAAAAAGATATATTTAAAAGAACACATTTATAAGAATGGTTTAAAAAGCCAAGAGTTAGCCACCATAGTATTAGATAAGGTAGGTGATAAATTAATAATCGCAGATAGTGCAGAGCCACGTCTTATTGCGGATTTAAAGCATTTAGGCGTAAATATAAAACCTGTAAAAAAAGGAACAATTGAAAGTGGTATTACTAGAATGCAAGATTACCATTTAGTGGTATCACCTGAATCAACTAATATAGCTAAAGAATTGAACAATTATGTATATGCAGACAAAGGCTCTAAACTTTATGTAGACAATTACAACCACGCAATCGATGGAATTAGATATAACGTTATATATCATTTAGATAACCCAAATGCAGGTAAGTATTTTGTACAATAGAAAAGGGGCTGCCATAAAGACAACCCCAATTCGCATAACTAAAACTAATAAGAAAACGATGCAAAGATAATACCTTTAAACTAAAAAACAAGTTTTTCTATTATATAATAAGAATGTTATGAAAATAAAAATTAAGAAGCAAGGGAAGGTAAAGGAGTTTAAATTAATAAAAAGTTGGGCAGACGTAAATTTAAAAACTTGGATAAAGTTAATTGAATTTCAGTCTGACAGTAAAACAAAAGAAGCGGAGGATACTATAGCACTTCTGTCTGATATACCTAAGCAATTGATAAAACAGCTTAGTTTGAGAGATGTAGCTATAATAATGAGTGAGATAAGTGAGTTACAAGCAGTACAAGACAGTTCTTTAAAAAGGATAATTGAGATAGATGGGGTTGAGTATGGTTTCCACCCTAATTTGGATGATATTACTCTTGGGGAATACGCTGATATAGAGCATTTTATAAAAACAGGAATCCAAGAGAATATGCCAGATATTATGGCTGTACTATATAGACCAATAGTAGAAAAAGAAAATGATGTCTATACTATTGAAGCTTATGATGGGAATATAACTATACGAGCCGAAAAGATGAAGTTGATGTCAGCAGAACAGGTACAAAGTGCTTTAAGGTTTTTTTTTGCTTTCGTGAACGCATTATTAACGACTTCGCAATCATTTTTGATGGAGAAGCTGAAGGAAATGAAAACTCTATCGTCACAGAATCAGTCAGCGACAAATGGGGATGGTTCGGAGTAATGCACAGGCTTTGTAATGAACAAATAGTTAATTTAGATAAGATAACAAAATTAGGATTATTGGAGTGCTTAACGTGGCTCAGTTATGAAACAGATTTAAATGAAAGTCAAAAAATAAAATTAAATGGTACACAACAAAACTTATAATAATGTAGTAAACACTTTGCTTGATATGGCGGAAAGCCATCAACAAATACAAACTATATCGGTAGGAGATATATGGGAGGTTGATATGGAGAAAAAAACAAAGTTTCCTTTACTACATATAAATCCAACTTCAGTAACAACAGGTGATTCTACATTAACATATAATTTTCAGATATTTATTATGGATATGGTAGATGAAAAATCTGATTGGACGGCTAATAATTCTTTTACCTACAACAAATTATACAAGACACTTAGTAATGAGCAAGATGTATTTAATGAAACTTTACAAATAGTTACAGATTTTATAGGTATGTTTAGACATTCAGTACAACAGTCATTAACTACTGTAGATGATATTAATGCACCTGTATATTTTACAGATGACCAATTTAATATAGAACCATTTCAAGAAAGGTTTGACAATTTGTGTTGTGGGTGGGTTTTTAATTTAGGAATATTGGTACATAATGACTTCCAAACTTGTAATATTCCTGTTTCAGGTAGCGGAAAAGGTCAATAATGTTCAAGTTTAAAGTTGGAAAATATAAAGTAATAATAGGATTTTTTAAAATAACAATAAAATTATAAAATGGCAGATTTAACAGTAACAATTACAGAAGCGGTAACATTAAATTCCTCTAATAGGGGTTCAACAAATTCATTAACAGTTTCAGGGATAAATGATGTATTTGAAAGGATAGTAACTTGTCCACATTCAGCAACTACAACAGTAGCTACATTTGCAGCTAATGTTTATGATAGTGCAGGGGCAATTGATAAAGAGAATGTAAAGTATATTAGAGTAACTAACCTATCAACCGATACAGATATGGAGTTAGGTGTGGCAGGTGCAGCGTCTAATTACACTACATTAATTCCTTTTGGTAATTCTCATATATTAGCAAGAGCTGAAGATGTTTTATTAGCAGAAGCAGATGCAGTACCAACCTATGGCTCACTAGCTGATTTAACAAAACTAGAAGTAAGACCAGTAGGTGCTACTAATAGTGTAAATGTAGAGTTATTTATAGCAACTGTATAAATGAATACAGAAAATCTAGAAAGGTACTTAAATAGCTTTGGTAAATATGTTGTTCAGCAGTCTAGGAGCAATTTAACTAAAGCTAAAAAAAATGTAAATAAGAGTTTATATAATTCTATTAGGTTTAAGGTAGTTAATACTCCTGATGGTTTTTCGGTAAATTTTTATATGGAAGATTATGGTACTTTTGTAGATAAAGGTGTTTCAGGAAATAAAAATATACAAGAATATAAAACTTGGGATGAAAGGACAGTTGAAAGTCCATATAAGTATAAATCAAAACAACCACCTCCAGGCATATTAGAAAAATGGATACAAGCAAGAGGATTAAAAGGAAGGGATAAAAAAACAGGTAGATTTATAAGCAACAAGTCTTTAGCTTTTTTAATTGGAAAAAGCATTAAATTAAAAGGAATTAAAGGTATTAGTTTTTTTCAAAGACCATTAAGTCTAGGCTTAAAAAGATTCGGTCCTGAATTATTAAAAAATTTAAAAGAAGATATTATAGATAGTATGAACAAAACAACAGTAAACTAATGGCATCATATACAACAGAAATAGCACAATCACTTCCTTTTCATGAAGTTCCTGTGGGTCAAGAATTAATAGTCGGTTTATCTAATGAATTATGTGTAGCAGAAGAGCAAAATGTTAAGTT